GGTTTTCAGATTACTAATGAGCAAATCCAAATGTTTTTTAACTGTGGATTATTCCATAATGCCGAGTTTTATCTGTGCGTTAACTATGATATAAAAAATTATGAATGGTTAATTGAAAATTTTAAAGATATTAACAATGTACATATCATTGATAATAAAGCTTTACCACATGAATTTGAATGCCCTACTTTAAAAGTTCTTAAAGATACTTGTGATAATACAGAAGAAACGTTTGCAGCACTGTATATCCATCATAAAGGCATTCGCCATCTAAATAACCCAGCTGTTTTAGATTGGAGAAAGTATATGGAATACTTCAATATCGAACAGTGGAGAATTTGTGTCAATAGACTTGAGAATGGTTGGGATACTGTAGGAGTAGACTGGAAACAACAACCATCGCCACACTATTCTGGTAACTTTTGGTGGGCAAGATCTGACTATATCAAGAAACTTCCGGCCTGGGTCAGACCTATTAATAATGGATTCAATAAACAATTTCCTGAGTTGGATGAATCTTATGCCGACTATAGAATGGAATGCGAATTCTGGATTGGATTAGAGAATCCTAAAGCTTTTGAAATCTATACAACTCCACATCGTAATCCTTACATTGAAGGATATCAAAGGCATTATTATTGCAATTAACTGTGTACATTTAAGATAAAACATCGTATATATAGAATATCAGTTGTTGAGAATCAACAATAAAGGCGGAAAGACCGGGGTTCGACTCCCCGCACCTCCACCATAGATACATTGGACGGTCTTAGCCTGCTCGGCGGGCCGGTTACCTTGGCGGGTAGCGAACGATAGTGCGCCAACACTGTTTATATCCAGTGTGTCTATGATGGGGGTGACCTTGGAATTCGATTTTCGTGTAATAGGGCGGTTTGAGACTGATTCGGTGGCTGAGCGGCCAAAAAACAACAAATGCTAACGATAACGATAGCTTTGCAGATATCCGCCTAGCGGCATGATCTACACGGGTATGGCTCCACCTTGGAACAGAACGGGCCACTTTACTACCAGCTGCACCGTAAATGCTACGGGTTGATTGGTAGATCGGTATAAATATTTGTATGCGGAGGTTGATATCCTCCATTGACTCTTACAAAACTTCAAGTCTTAGATGGCTAGAAAGCGATAGGGTTCGCCTATCACCGACGAAAACAACTAATGATTTTGCATTTCCAGTAAGAGGGAAATGGATGGAAGATACTTCGTTATTCTTTGTGTATCTTCTTATAGCAATGTGGATAGATGGTGCTGAGACGCACCTACAGACTAGTCTGCGTTAGCCAAGATCATTATATCTAAGAGGATACAATGGTTCTTTTTAAGAAGTCAGAGACCTTTCCGCACCTAACACGTGCCGAAGGATTTTTAATAGGATTGATCTTTGCGATCATCCTGTCAGCATTCATTCCAACCAAGACGGTAACCAAGTATATCAAGGTACCAGAAGTCAAGATAGTTGAGAAGGTTGTTGAGAAACCGGTAGTTGTCAAAAAGCCTGTATATGTCAGCGCACACGACAGACGCCAAATCCAATGTCTTGCAGAGAATGCATATTTTGAAGCAGGCAATCAATCAACAAAAGGTAAAGTGGCCGTAACTAATGTTGTTATGAACCGAGTCAAGGATGAAAGATTTCCTAAGTCGGCGTGTGCTGTTGTCCACCAGAAGTCACGTGGCGTATGCCAGTTCTCCTGGGTATGTGAAGGCAACAAGCGTATACGTAACATGGCCATGTACGCCGAATCTAAGCGAGTCGCCGAGAATGTCTATCTGGGTAATACACACGATGTGACTAAAGGCGCAAAATTCTATCATGCTAACTATGTAAACCCTAACTGGGGTATGCGACGTGTCACGCAAATCGGTGCACATATTTTCTATAGAGGATGAATTAATGGTGGACGACGTTATCTTTGAGAAGGCCTTGACTACTGAAAAATTCATAAAGGACATTGAATCTCTTGTGATTAAGAACAAACTAGATTATTTAGATGCCGTCGTCCACTATTGTGAGACGAACAACGTAGAGATCGAGGCAGCAGCCATGATCATCCGTAACAATGTACGGATCAAGTCCAAGCTCCAGGCTGAATGCGAAGAACTCAACTTCCTCCCTAAGAGGGCACATCTCCCCATATGACACCTTTCGAAAGCTACAAAACTTTCCTAGCCGTCAAGAGTCATTTCACCACATCATACGACTATATCAAGTACAACGGCAAAGTCAATGCTACTCAACATTCGTTTGAAACACGCAAGGACAAATACCAGTACTATAAACTCTCTAAACATAAAGATCCATTACAATACTTGGTCGCTAACTTTGTTGATGGCGATCTCAAGTGGGTCGGAGATCTATTCAATGACGACTCTGAGAAGGTCTATGCTGGTTGGCTGAAACGCCAGCAGTCTTTGTCGTATATATTTGAGCAGGACCTAAATAAACTGTGTACAAAATTCGATGATAATGTTATTGTAAATAATGGACAACACCCATACTTACTTAAACAATATCTTCGCCGTGAGATAAGTATTGAGACAGTAATCATCTTGAATGATCTTCTTGGTTTCTTTAATCATTGGAATAAGAAGATTGATGATAGTGTTCTGTGGCCCAGTATATATAAGAAGTTAATGAAATACAAACCATTCTTTCATTATGACATATTCAAATGTCGCAAAATTTTGAAAGATAAATTTACTGATTGAGGATATAATATGAAATTTTTAGGCATTCGTAATGGTCATGATTGCAATATTGCGTATTCTGATGGCGTAAAAGTAAAATATGCTAAGATTGAACGCAATGTTCAAATTAAACATTATAATACAGCATCTATTACCGGTATTGATAAAAAGGATGATGTTCCGGAACTATTGGAACACGCTAAAACTATCTTTGGAATTGATCTCCAAGATCTTGATGGTATTTGTATTTCAAATGATCCTGGTCTTCACAAATTAGATCGTGAGATTGAAATCAATGAAATGTGGTTTGAGATTGATAAGAGTAAAAATCCTATCTGGGATCAGTTCTCCTGTCCAGTATATCGTATCGACCATCACTATTCACATACATTGAGCTGCTGGCCTTTGGTCGATTTGGATACAGTAGATACACACTTTGTCTTTGATGGTCTCGGTGATCATGCACGTGTGTCTGGTGTATTCCGTAATGATACAATGTTGGATTATATTGATCGTTATGAAAATAATGGGCTGTCTGTTACTATGGAACAGGTAGGCCAACAGATCGGTATTGAAGGCATCGTCCTTGATATTGCTGGTAAGTTGATGGCCCTTAAATCATTCCATAATATCCCAGATGAATTAACGAGTCAGTTAATGCAATTATCAGAGCCGCTTCGCTATCGTCATCTTAATCAATTTATTGAACTGACAAAACAGGCACAAAGAGCACTTAGTCAGCTTCCTGATAATAAGCAGCAGTTGATTAATCTATCGCATCTGTTGCATGTTTTTGGTGAACATAAGCTGCCTGATTATTTTTCTTTGTATGCAAAGAATAACGATATCATCACATACTCAGGTGGTACTGCTCAGAATACTGTTGTGAATACACAGTTGAAAAAGCGTTTTAATAACATTTATATTCCACCTCATTGCCCGGATGATGGTTTGAGCCTTGGTTGTGTAGAGTTTCTTCGTAAGCAATTCTCTCAAGAGAAGTTTGATAACAGCAACTTCCCATACTGGCAATCAGATGAAGCCCCTGATTCTGCACCAACTAAATCAACTATCAACAAGACCGCAGAACTCTTAGCTCAGGGTAAAATTGTTGGTTGGTATCAGGGCAATGGTGAGATTGGTCCACGCGCTCTTGGCAATCGCTCTATCCTTATGGATCCATCTGTCAAGAATGGCAAGGATATCCTTAATGCCAAAGTCAAAAAGCGTGAAGAATATCGACCATTTGGCGCATCAATCCTTTCAGAATATGCCAACCAACATTTTGATTGTGATTATGAAAGCCCGTATATGCTCTATGTTATTGATGCACTGAGCAAGACAGACTTTCCTTCAGTTTTGCATGTTGATCACACATGCAGAATCCAGACTGTAAATGAAGAACCGCAGTATGGAATTTATCGTGATTTAATTGAAAACTTCCGTCAGAAAACTGGTATTCCAATGGTACTTAATACTTCATTGAATGTCAATGGTAAACCAATTGCCGGATATAAGCAAGATGCTATCAAACTGTTTAATAGCAGTGAAATGGATGCAGTTGTAATTGGTAATGAAATTTTAGTAAAGTAAGGACACATCATGTTTGATAATATTGAAATTCGCGAAGGCGAGATCGAAGGTGAATCAAATTGGTACTGGATCAAGGATGACCGGTGTTGCTTTGACGGATCAATTGAACACTGGAATGATCACCACGCAAAAAAGTATTTTACTCATATCAAGAACTACGATACTGTAGTTACTGCCGGCACAAACTGCGGCATGTACGCAAGGCTATATGCCAAGCGATTCAAGCATGTCTTTGCTTTTGAGCCAGAACCGGTTGCATTCACTTGTATGGTCAATAATAATCCATTCGATCATGTGATTAAGATGAACTGCGCTCTTGGCAATGCTCATGGAATTGTTGGGCTCTACAGAGTTTCACAGGAAGGTCCTGGTGATCCTAATATGAACATTGGGATGAATGTTTTGCAGCCGCCTTCAGAACAATTCCAGATCCCGATGATCACCATTGACTCTCTGAACCTAATGACCTGTGACCTGATTGCTCTTGACGTAGAAGGATATGAGCAGCACGTACTTGAAGGTGCACAACAAACTATTAAGAAATTTAAGCCTGTGATTATTGCCGAGAGGTTTGCCTCTCCCGATCAACAAAGGTTTATGATGAATCTGGGTTACAAGTATGTAGATCAGTCTTTCCTTGACTCAATTTACATCCCGGATGTGAGTTATTTTAACTATTCCGTCTAATCTTGTTATAAATAGAGTTGCCATTACTGGCATATACAACGATAATACATCGAAACACAACGACATACTAGGAGAATAAATTATGTCATTTGCAGACCTCAAGCGTTCCTCTACCTCGTCTTTTGACAAGCTCAAGACGGAACTCGCAAAGCAGAATACCACATACGACCGTTCTGGAGATGAAAAGCTCTGGAAGTGTGCCACAGATAAGGCAGGCAATGGTTATGCTGTTATTCGCTTTCTCCCAGCCCCCGAAGGTGAAGACTTTCCATACGTTAAGATCTGGGATCATGGATTCCAGGGACCAACTGGCCTATGGTACATCGAGAAGTCACTTACGACTCTCGGTAAGGACGATCCTGTCGGTGAAATGAACAGCACTCTCTGGAACTCTGGCCTTGATGCCGACAAGGAAACTGCACGTAAGCAGAAGCGTCGTCTTGCTTACTACAGCAACATCCTTGTTGTCAAGGATCCGGCTAATCCAGAAAACGAAGGTAAAGTCTTCCTATACAAGTACGGTAAGAAGATCTTCGATAAGCTGAACGATCTGATGAACCCATCATTCGAAGACGAACAGCCAGTGAATCCATTCGATCTTTGGTCGGGTGCAAACTTCAAGCTTAAAATTCGTAAGGTTGAGGGTTATCCCAACTACGATAAGTCAGAATTCGACTCTCCCGCACCACTGTTCGATGATGACGATAAGCTTGAAGCCATTTGGAAACAGGAGCATTCCCTCAAGGAACTCGTGGATCCAAAGCACTTCAAGTCGTATGATGAACTTAAGACTCGTCTCAACAACGTACTCGTTCTGAATGCTCCGGCAAAGGTTCGTGGCGTTGCTCTAGATGAAGAAGAGTATAAGGCTCCGGCCCCCACCTTCCAAGCTGCATCTGCACCTTCTGTTGCTACGGCAACGGTTGATGACGATGATGACGATATTGCGTTCTTCAGCAAACTTGCTGCCGAAGATTGATAGGAGGGAAGAGGGGGATCGAGAGGTTCCCCTCTTCTTTTATGCAGTAGGTAATGCCTTATTAGGCGTATTTAAATCCTGGAATCCAAAGCGTCTAAGGTAATAATAGACGCTATTTTTGTCTTCGTTAGTTGCAGGATTTTGTGTTGCTCCGCCATCAATCTTGTTGATGTTTGGAGGGGTTGGTAGTTTTGGTGTAGGCGATGACTTAGGAGTCTTTGTTGCTGCTACCTCTGCATTTGTCTTAACTGCAGCAGCATTAATTGCTTGTGAGTAGTCTTTCTTATCTCTAGGAACGCCTGGTTTGACAATAGCAGACCCAAGCATACCAAACAGTTCGGCAATCTTTTCAAGACCACCTTCAACAGCTTGACCTGTCATACCCATTAGACTATTAGAATCGCCATATGATCCACCGCCTTCTGGTCCACCGACTGATACATGCATGTGGTCGTAGTGATCTTTGGCTCTCCAGATAACATTATATCCAGCTGCCTCTAGTTGTGGCTTCAGTGCATCAAATTTTGCAGCTGCTGCTGGATTGTCGACGTCTCTGCCAGCTACAATATTCAAATCAATTGCATTGCCACTATAGTGTCTAGAATTGGCACCATGTTTACCGACACCGCCGAATGCTGGATTCTCACTGACTTTAATGCCTTGACCTTGTAGATATTTTCCAAGAGCAACAATATTGTTCTTTGGAATCTCGCCAGTTGCACCGGCAGCTGCTGGAGTTGCTTGTGCCTGAGGAGTTGCATTTGATTGGCCAGCAGGAGTCGCTTGTGTAGCAGGTGTTGTCGGCGCAGAACCGGTTGCAGGTGATGTAGATCCGCCTGATGTGAAATGTGTTACAGCGCTGTATGCTCCACCGATTGCTGCTCCCGCGACCATGCCCACACGTGGAACAATAGATCCTACAACTGCTCCGGTTGCCGCTCCTGCTGCAACATCAGAAAAGAATCCAGGCTTTTGTTCAGGAGTAGCTGCAGCAGTAGGAGTTGCCGATGGTGTGGTTCCTGCACCTTGTGTCGGTTCAGCTGCAGGAGTTGGGTTTGTACCACTTTCGCCAGCAGGAACTGCATCGGCAGATGGCTTTCCACTAAAAAGAAATGTAAATGCTTTGTTGATGCTAG